AATAATTTAAAATAACTGAAAATAGTTATTGACATCCTGTCACAATACCCATATACTGATATTCAGAGAGGCAATGATGCCCATCCAACACGGAGAGATAAGATGACAAATTACACAAAAGCAATCGAAATTCTTAAATCTGGAAATGAAGACGCAGCTTGGAAAGTAGCGCGTATGGATAGTGGCCTAGCTATCAGCTGTACCAAAGAAAAATGGCTGGATTTTGCTTATAAAGCTATTGAAAATAGAAACCGTGAAGAGCTTGCAAACTCTCATTTTTCATCAAGAGCTTAATCATGGAAAATAACCAACAATATCCAAATAGAATTTGGGTTTATAATCGTGATGGTAAATTCGAGGTAAGAGATAGTAATATAGTTACCGGTAATATTCAATATAATCGCATCGGCCTATCACCTGATTTTTATGTTTTTTTACATTCTCACTATGAAACGGGAGAATATTTGGAAGCAGATTTCATTTGTAATGGATTTAAGGTAAATGTGCAAGATGATGTAAAATACTTAAATGAAGACATCTTGGGATTAATAACAAAAAAACAATTAAATCTTGATACATGGTATACCCCTATATTTGAATGGGAAGAAGGTGTATGTGTGCTTGTTGACTTATTACCTGAGGAAGATGAAAAATCTATTGTTGATGATCTTGTTAAGTCTTTAGAAAAAGCAAAATATTTATTGAATCTTTATAATCCTAAGGCAAATTTATCTGCACAATTTAAAAATCAGTGTATCTTAGAAATTGATGCTACATTAAATAGAGCAAAGGATTACTAAATGACCCCAGAAACCTTTAGAAACATACGGAGCACTATGACCCTAACAGAACTATCAGACATAATCCGTGTCCATCCTAGGACAATTAGACGCTATGAGGATGGGTCAGTACCAATCAGCGGCCCGGTATCAAAGCTTATGGAGCTTATTGAGCAGGGTATCCTGTAACACAAACCCTTCAAGATAGGAGATGAGATGAACAACGAATTTAAAAGGGCTTTAGACGACCTTTCACGCATGAAATACAATGGTGCAGTGATGCTAGACGGTTTATGCAAAGAATTTATCAAAATGCATGAAATGGCTATTACTGACGCTTTAAATATGTGTTCAATCATGCGTGAAAACCAGATTATGAATTTTGAACAAAAAGCCGATGAGTATTTTAGAAATGTCTGATCTATCTAAAGCCATAGAATTATTGGAAAGATCACTAGATGCTATTTCTGATATGGCAATAGTTTCCTTACATACTGATAGAGAGAAGCTTAATTATCACAAGGTTGAACTATACAAATATCGCGATGAAGTTAAACAGTTTTTAACCACCCAATAACACAGGAAAGAACGAATATGACGCAACAAGAAGCAATCGATAAATTAAAAGCCTTAGAGGGCTATGACAAAGAACGTGACCACTGTGAAGCAGATGATATTTTATGTGAATTATTATCATCACTAGGTTATGGAGAGGTTGTTGATCAGTTTAATAAATTAGAAAAATGGTATGCCTAATAATAAATAGTTGCACCCTAAAGCACATAGGGGTATAGTAACTCAACCACAGGAGGATAATATGATAACTTCCCTAGTACTCACCCTAATAATTCTTCTATGTCTCGGACTAGTGATTACGTATGCCCTTCCTCCTATCGCTAACGCTGTCATCCAGTGGTGTATCCGGGCTATCGTGGTCCTTATCACTGTTCTGGCCATTTGCCGTGTTTGGAATCTTGTTTGATACGTCTAACCCTCCCTAATGGCCGAACCTTCACCACAGATGGTACAATCGAACCATCATTGAAGGATATATACCAGCGTAAACTAATGGCGTATTTCGATGAGCATGCAGGCATTCAGCCATTGGATGATTTTAAGATAGCCATAAGGGCAATCAAGAAGGAATATGCTGACTTGATTTCCAAAGAAAACCCTGTATAATACCATTGAGATTTACCCCATTGGAGAAAAACCATGAAAACACTTGAAGAATTAAACGTAATGGATAAGGCAGAACTGAAGAAGTACGCCTTTGAAGACTTGGCCCTAGAGCTTAAAGGAAATCTGTCAGAAGAAACTCTGATTGAACGCATCACCGATAAACAGCGTGAAATCCAATTACAGCTAGAACATGACCTTAATCCTGCCGTACTGGCCGAAAAGCCTGTTGTTGAGGAAAAGCCGGAAGAAGTTAAGCCTTCGAAAGAAGCTAAGTCCCGTGCTAAAGAGCTGGAAGACCACCTGAAGTTACACATTGATCGTGGCGTAGGCTTTGAAGCGGATGACGTAGCTTATACCATTTCTTTCCGTGGTCAGGTCATCAGTGGTAATTTAAGCGTCCCTAACGCTATCGTTGCCCGTCAAGCTGACGTCATGTTGTCCCGCCGGTAATGTACGACATAGAGATCAATCTGAAGGGTGATAAGGCTATTAAAGTCCCATTCACTCTTCCTGATAACTACACCGCAGAACAACTCTACCAAGCCTTCCAGACTGCACTAGCCGAATTGTACGAGGAATTAAATGCCTGACCTATACGAGATCAAAGTAGTATCGGAATCGAATGACGAAGCGGTATACTTTGGTTTATCAAGTGTAGACACAGGAAATATGTTAAGATTATTCAAGATGTTTAACGTTCAAGTAGCCGCATTACCAGAGGAATAAGCCGAATGACCCTCATTACCAAGAAATCAGACCGTATCCCAAAGATGATGTACAAGATCATCACCGACAAAGATGGTAAGCGTGGTGACGTTAAGCTATTCAAGGGACTTCTACCCCCTGGATGGGATATACTGACAGAGCCTAAGTTCGAGCAATTGATAGCTGAGAGTGAAAGGAAGATGGTGGATGGTGAGCTCGATGCATAGCCCAAAATGGTTTCCAATAACTGAATTACCTGATGAAGACGCTGTGTGCATACATGCAGAGCATAAAACAGGTGAAATTGCATTATACAGCGGAAGGTCATTAATAGAGACCATTGAAAATTGCAATAATACCCCGTCATCAAACCAGAGACTAGAGCCAGTCAGATGGACATATAACTACAACGAACGAGTAAGTCCACCTAAAAACAATAATTACAATAATAATTACCATCTAATAAAGCCGATCCCTATTGAATGCTTAACTGGTAAATATTTAACTGGATCATTGGAGGGAGACTACCTGATGTTTAGAGATGCCATGATATACAAATATGGCGAGAACTTTATGATTGAAAATTACTCAGAGCCATGCATTAAGGAAGTTCTATGATGCGTAACCTATTCCGTAAGCTGATTGGAAAAAAACCTGTGTATCGGGTAAAGGCCGGAGGGGAATATAATAAGTTTGGCCAATTATATAAGATAACTCGATGTGCCCAAAATTATGAGCTATACTTACCAGAGCAGACATTCGGCAGAAGCTTCTTGAGAGATAGAGAATAATAATGGCCGGCGGTAGACCAACTAAGTACGATCCAGTTTTCTGCGAACGTGTTATTGAATACGGTAAAGAAGGCATGTCTAAGGTAGAGATGGCATGTAACCTTGAGATTTCACGAGATAGTTTCGATGAATATGAAAAGGTACATAAAGAGTTTTCCGAAGCCGTCAAGGAAGCTATTTCATATTCACAGGCTTGGTGGGAAAAAAAGGGTAGAAATGCTGTATTTAATTCAGCCAATTTCAACGCTACTGCATATACGTTTAACATGAAAAACAGATTCAAAAACGACTGGTCAGACCGCGTTATCACAGAGCACGCCGGAGCAGTAACTATTGATGGATTATACGGTGCTATTGCTGGTAAATCAGAGGGAATACCGGAATAATGTATTTAGTATTACCCCCATTTATCTATAATAATCCGGAATACATGGAAATAGCGCGTAGTATGTACCCAGGTGTTGAGATGGTAGAGAACAAGCCAATAGTTAACGAAAATGCCCCAAAAGACGTCTTTATAAAGATTACGGTAAAGTAAATGGCTGTATCGGCCAAGATCACCCAAGAAAAGTATGATGAGCTAGTACGCCTGCTGTCTGATCGTGAGTGGCGCTTGTCCCACTTGTACAAGATACAGGATAAGGACGGTAATAAAGTAACTTTCACACCTAATAGGGCGCAAAGACGATTCTATAAAAAGATATGGTATTACAATATCATATTAAAATCTCGTCAGCTCGGATTTTCCACATTCATCCTGATCTACATCCTGGACGCCCTGCTATTCAACCCAAACAAGTCTGCTGGTGTTATTGCCCACTCATTAGAGGACGCAAAGAAACTATTCCGTAACAAGATCAAGTTCGCCTATGACAACCTTCCGCCAGAGATTAAACAGATGGTCAGCGCGGTTCAGGATAGCTCTAACTCTATGGTATTCAGTAATGGGTCGTCTATCTCGGTTGGGACTTCCCTGCGTGGTGGTACGTTACAATACCTGCACGTATCGGAATTGGGTAAGATTGCCGCCAAATACCCTGAAAAGGCCCGTGAGATAAAGACGGGTGCTCTCAACACTGTATCGGTAGGCCAGCAGATATTCATCGAATCCACTGCTGAGGGCCAGGGTGGATTGTTTTATGAGCTATGCCAATATTCCGAGCAGCTAGAGGATGAAGGCAAAGAGCTTAGTGCAATGGACCCGCGCTTCCACTTCTTCCCATGGTACGAGGACAAGACCTATACGCTTGACTTTGACGTGCCAATCACCGATGAGCTGCAGAAATATTTTGATAGCCTAGACATTGAGCTTACAAAGGGACAGAAGGCTTGGTATGCCAAGAAGTCTCAATCGATGGGCGATGATATGTTGCGGGAATTCCCTTCCACCAGCCGAGAGAGCTTCCAGACTGCTGTAGAGGGTACGTATTTTGTCAGAGAGATGTCATTTCTACGCAAAGATGGGCGTATCGGATCATTCTCGTGGGATCCCGCAAAGAAGGTTTACACTTTCTGGGATATTGGATTGAGTGACGAGATGTCTATTGTATTTATGCAACAGGACGGAAAAGACTTTAATATTATAGATTACTATGAGAATAGTGGGGAAGGTTTACAGCATTATATCGACTATCTGGACAGTAAGCCATATTCATATGATGAGCATTACTGGCCTCATGACGGGGTAAAACGTGATCAGGTAACAGCTTCTGAGCTATATAAAACGGCAATGAGACTTGGGATGAAGCGGATTAATATTGTTCCTCGGACACAGGACTTGGCAAGCGATATTCAGGCAACACGTAACTTCTTGCCTAGATGTAGATTTGATGCTATAAAGTGTGATATATTAATAAAACACTTGGGTAATTACCGAAAAAAATGGAACGATAGACTTGGCGTATGGCATGACCAACCACTGCATGATCCTGCATCTCATGGCGCAGATGCTTTCCGTTGTCTTGCTATCGGTTTTAGAGAGAAACAGCCGATTGTTAAAGAACGCATTGAAATGGATGACTGGAGCAGGTAAGTGAAATCAGATAAAGAGATTATTAAGCAGTTCCGGTCACATAAAGGTATCAGTGAGCGTGGTCTTTCACACCAGATTGAAAACTCCGACAAGTGCCATGCGTTCTATGAGGCTGATTTCCTAGACACATCCAAGATGAAGCGCCGCCCTGTGCAGATTGATAAGGTCAGCCCTTACGTGGATGCTGTTAACGGTTTGGTCATCCAGAACCGCCCGTCTATTAAATACGCTGCTGTTATCCAAGACCAGCAACAGGAAGAATTCTACAGCAAGAACGCCAACGCAATTGCTAAGTACATTAAACGTAATGCCCGCGCTGATCAGGTAAAGACACAGGCCACACTAGAGACGCTGATTCAGGGTTATTCCTCGGTTGAAACGGCCATGACTTATTCCGAAGGTTACGCTACGACTGATCCCGGTGGCGAAGTTATTATGGGTAAGGTCGATGCACGATGGGACCCGATGGCCAGAAAGACTAATCTTCTGGATGCACGCTGGGCTTATTACCCTAAATCATACGATAAGAAGGATGCAAAGCGCCTGTTCACTGATTTCGATGAGGAAGAAGTACAGGAAGTACGCCCTGAGAATGATACAGGATATGAGTTTGATCCCGACATTTACCCTTATGACCGCTTTAAAGAGGACGAGGGATATGACTGGAACAGCAAGACAGAGAACACAATCTGGGTTTATTTCTATCAGTGGCAGGAGACAGAGGACTTCTACCGTGCTGATAATCCAGTTTATAAGTTAACAAATCCTTTCATCCGCCAGCGTGCTATGGATTTCATGGATGCACTGTCCATCGAAGCTGAAGCAGACGATAGTATGTTTGAATTTGATCCTTCTGCTGAGCGTCTTGTATTTGACAGTACGATCAAGGCAAAGCTGGATGAGGAGTTTGGTGACCAGATCAAGTCATTCAAGTTTCCTCGCAAAGTGTTCTATTCTGCTGTATTGTCTGGTAATCAGGTCTTTACCAAGTACCGTTCTGTTAGCCAGCAAGGGTTCACGATCAAGTTTTATACAGGTAAATGGCACGCTAAATCCCGTAAATGGGTAGGTGTTGTTAACTCTATGATGGAGCCAGCCCTGTATTTCAACAAGGGTCTTGAGGCTTTGATGTACACCATCGACGCCAACTCTAAGGGCGGGTTATTGTACGAAGATGATGCAACTGATGATCCGGTACGCCTGGAAGCTAATTACAATAAGACAGATGCAAGTATCAAGCTGCGTCCGGGTGGCCTGAATAAGGTTAAAGAGAAGCGTTCGCCGTTCCAGCCTACGGGTTACGAGCAGGTTATCGGTATTGCTGACAAGGCCGTGTCTGACACGATGGGCTTTGATCTGGCTGCTATCCTTTCGACAGAAGGACAACAGTCCGGTGTATTGCATCGTCAGCTTGTCAAACAGGTTAAGTCCACGCTTGCTCCTTATTTCGATAGTATCACGGCATTCGAAGAAGAATGGTCCCGTCTGTTACTTGACTTGATGAAAGTCTATGTTGAGAACAACGAGGGCGGGATTCGCCGTATCATTGGGGAAGACAACACACCTGAATTCATCACCATATCGAAAGATGCTTTCGCCGCTGAATACGATATTGATATTGTCGAAGCACCGGAAACGAATGAGGAGAAGATGGAACAGGCCCAGATTCTTATCAGTATGGGTGATAAGCTGGTTGCCTTGGGTGATCCGTCCGGTAAGGCGTTCTATGCTGGTGCTCTTAAAGTCCTGCCTCTGGATACTGAACAACGTCAGGAAATGCTGCAGGTTCTGGAAGGCCAGGAAGACCCACGCATCGCACAGCTTACAGCGCAGATTCAGGAATTAACCAGTGAACAGTCCAAAGCACAGCTAGATCTGGTTAACGCTCAGACCCTTCTGACACGTTCAACAGTCGATAAGAACATGGCCGATGTCCAGTCCAAAGCTGCTGATATTGCCAAGACTATAGAGGAAACAGACCGGATCAGTATTGAAAACAAATACATCCCGTTTGTCCCTGTCGAGAAACTAAGTTTAAGTATTTAACAACCCAAGGAGCCGAATAATGAAAACAATTTACGAACAACTAGAGGAAGAAGAAGCCGCTATCGAAGCTATTACTGACGCGCCTAAGGAAGAAGTCCCTGCTGCTGATGTGGTAGATGAACCAGAGGAAGAAGCTTTCGATCCTGAAGCCACTGAGGAGGAAGCCGCTGATCCTGTTGAACCTGTAAAGGAAGAGCCTAAGGTCGATAACGAAGCTATGGCCCGTATGCGCTGGGAGAATTCCGAGTTAAAACGCCAGCAACGTGAGGCACAGGAAGCCGCTCAAAAGGCTATTCAGCTTCAGCAGCAACCAGCCAAAGTAGACGCAGAACCTAATCCACAGGAAGACATGGAAGCTTGGTTGGCATGGGAGAATCGTCAGATCAAGGCAGAACTGCAGCAAACTCGCACTCAAGTAGAGCAGATCAATCGTGAGAAAGAGACAGATAAGATCATCGCTTCCGGTGTTCAGGAAGTAGCCCGGTATGAGGCCATGATTAAGGATACTGTGCCTGATTACGAAGGAGCTTCTGCTTTCTATGTTAACACTATTAAGCAGCAGATTCTGGCCAATAACCCTAATATCGACCCTATTACACTCAATAAGACCCTGACCATGAGCGTCCTGAAGACTGCTGCAACATTCGAAGCACAGGGCATTAACCCTGCTCTTGCGATGTATAACATGGCAACCTTACAGGGTTACAAGCCTAAAGTGTCCGAGCAACCTGAACAGAAGCCAGCACAACGCGCCTCATTGGAGACAATTGAGAAGAACAAGAAGAAGTCTGCTTCTGGTTTAGGTGGTTCTGGTGGCAAGGGAACCCTGACGATGGATGCTCTAGACAAGATGTCCACAAAGGAACTGGCCGAGTTGGGTGATGAAGAAATTAACCGTATCATGTACGGTCAAGGATAATTACCTCCTCCTGGTGATAGAGTGGCTCGGGTTAAACTCCGGGCCATTTTTATTGACTAATTCGTAATAACCATTACAATCTAGTAACTGGATCGGCGTTGGAAGCTATGGTGGACGGAGAGGCTGTAAAAGGCCGTTGATAATAAGCCATTAGAGAAACGCACCCCGAAGTAGTCAACAACGTGGGTAATTGGAGTTGACAGGGGTCCCACAGGAAATAGTCGCGTATTTCATCCAGTAATTTTCCCCTTGCATATTTTCTGATTGATGATAACATCTTCTTATCGGGGTAGTCCTCAGGCTTGACAAGCTCAAATGTCCGACAGCAGACGCAATCTGCCACTGTCAAAAAGAGTTAAAGTTCTCTTTAAAAACATGCCTACCGAGGGCTTAATCGTTCGAGTATCGCGACAGTTGATCAATACTTTCAACTTTACAACGAGGATACTCATGTCTTTTACTACAGTACCTTTGTCACAACGCGTAAACGTATGGGCAAAGCAAGCCTGGATTCAGACCACACAAGAATCTGTTCTAGGCCATTTCCTAAACTCCGGTGTTACCTATCGTCCTCGTGAATTCGAAGGCCAGAACACTGTCGGTCAAACCTTAACCTATGCCTATATCGGTAAGCTGTTGCAAGCTGGTCTTGGCGAAGGTTCCACAATGGACGGTAACGAAGAAGCCTTGAACATCGGTGATTTCAACATGCGTGTTGGTATGATCCGTCTGGCTGTTCTGAACCCGAACGATGAAGACACTATTGAATCGGCCCAATCAAACATTGAGTTTGAACAGACCTCCCGTGCTGCTCTGACCCGTGCCATGGTTGAGAAGATCGATTTCTCCATCTTCAACCAGCTTGCAGGTGTTAACTACCTGACTAACGTAACACTGGGTGGTATCGTTTACACATCCGCTGCTGCGCCAACTGCTGCTAACAACATCTACAACGTAACCGGTTTGAACCCGATTATTGCTCCATCTACAGACCGTATCTTGCGTGCTGGTGGTGTTGCTAACGATCAGTCCATCACTGCTGCTGGTAAAATGACCTTGTCTCTGGTCGATTATGCAGTTGAATTGCTGGATAACTCAAACCAACCTGTTGACGGCCTTGAAGGCGGTATGCGTTATGAGCTTTGGATTTCCCCAGAGCAATTCACAGACCTGAAACAAGACGCTGACTCCCCGATTACATGGTATAACAACGCTCTGGCTATGGCTGCTGGCGGTAACTCTGATGCCCTGACAGGCCGTGGTTTTGCTTCCTTTGTTAAGCCAGTTGGTGAATATGCTGGTGTACGTATCTATCGTTCCCCACGTGTTGCCTACGGTGTTAACTCTGCCAACGGTGCGCCAATCACTACTGTACGCCGTGCGGTTCTGGTAGGTCGTAACGCTCTGTCCTTTGCTTCCCGCATGGGTACAGGCCGTGTAACCGATACAACAGTACCTTTCGTATTCAAAACACAGTTGAAAGACTACGAATACTACAAAGGTATCGAGGCTCGTTTCATTGGTGGTATCAAGAAAAATACCCCTTCAAACGGTTCGGACATCGGTGTCGTTGTTATCGCTACTTATGCAGCCCCACACACAGCTTAAGGAGAGCAAACTATGACTACACCTGCAATCGTATCTACTAAATATACAGGTACATCCGCTGACTATCGTTTGTGTAAAGCACAGCGCGAAGGTCAGGAAACTATGGAATATGCCGTTGCTAACGTGCCTATTTCAACCGCTAACGGTACAATCGTTGGACTTGTTCCTTTTCGTGCCGGCGCTCGTTTCAACTATAACTCGGTTATCCGTAACAACGCCTTCGGTACTGGCGCTACGGCTTCTCTGGGTTATGTTTATGACGATAACGTAAACAACGTCAACAACCAAACTGCCTTCACTCCTGCCGTCTCGGTAGCTACTGCTGGTGCTCTGGTTGGTGGCGCTAACGTTGACGCTGGTATGGGCTGGAAAGCTACTGGAGATGGTTGGATTGTTGCGACCATGGCCGGCACTGTCCCTGCTAACGCTGGTATCTTTACTGCACAAATTACCATGACTTACGATCAGTAATGGTGATAGGGGGGTCTGGTTCGGCTCTGGACCCCCTTTCTTTTAAAGGAGAATAACATGCCTATTTTTACTCGTGCAGATCAAGGTCGCCAACCAACCATGAAGATGAAGGTTCAAACCCTCGCCCAATTGATTGCCGCCGCCCCTCCTGCTACACACCTCGGCCACTTCGCTTATGTTAGTAACGGTAACGCAGGACAGCCTTGTCTTGTTGTTTCCAACGGTACTAATTATCTGGTTGTAGCTCTTGGTGCAATTGCTTCTTAAGGAATAACGTATATGCCTACATTTGTAGAATTGAGAAAGATGGTATCAAGACGGATCGGTGATCCTCAGAATACCGCTGTTTCTGTCGCAGATGTAGGCGATACGATTAATGCTTCTATCAGATTTTACAAACAGAAACGCTTCTGGTTCAACTATGTTTCCGATACGTTTACTGTCTTGCCTAACGATCCACTCGTTCCTAACTTTACAATCCCCCTGCTTTATCTGGATAAAGACGATGGTCTGACATTAATTGACCAGTCCTATCGTTATCCCCTGCGCCGCATGAACCCTCTTGAATATGACAGCGCAGATATTGGCCAGATTGGGAGACCTTGGGGATATGTTTACCGTAATAAACAATACCAGTTATATTTCTATCCTGAACAGGCTTATCAGGTATTCGCCCATGGGGTCCGTGATTATGACGATCTTGATGATGATGATGATACAAATGACTTTACTGTTCTGGCTGACAGATTAATCATGTTTGATGCCATGTCCCGTATTTACTCGGAATTCCGTCAGGACAATGAGAGTGCCATTTTGTTTTCACAGGCTGCAGACGCTGAATATAATAATCTGCAATCACGTACAAATGAGAATTTAACCACTGGTCGCATGACCGTTGAAGATAGCTTCGGCTGTCGAGGGAGATACCGCTAGTGCCGACAACAACTACCAATTATGGTCTATTAAAACCAATTCCATTCGATCTTACAGATGCTGACATCTGGGGTGGAATGCTTAATACCAACTTCGATATAATTGACACGCAATTGAAACGAGGTCTGGATTACACTGCTTTGAGCAAAGGTGGCAACTACACGATCCTTGACACGGACCAGAAGGCTTTGATTGCGGCTAATGCGTCAACGGCTTCATTTACGATTACACTTCCATTGGCATCGAATGCAGGTTTCACTACCACCATTAAGAAGGTTGATACTAGTGCAAATACGGTGACTATTCAGGGTAACGGCTCTGAATTGATCGATGGCTTTAACACCTTCGTCCTGACAAGCTGGAGTGATGCGATTACGCTGATTTCCACAGGTACAGAATGGCTTATCACGTCAAAAGACTTGAGCAAAGTTGGTATTATAGAACATTTCGGTGGTTTAATAGCTAATATACCAGCCAGAACATTAGGTTGTGATGGTTCTGCTGTTTCACGTACAACATATGCCCCACTATTTTCCAAGATCGGTACGTTATGGGGCGTAGGGGATGGTTCAACAACATTTAATCTCCCTCTTTTGAATGAAGGATACTTCTTACGCGGTATTTCTACTAATACGAGTGTTGATCCTAGCGGTCCACGTTTGGCTGGTACATCACAGGCTGCTGCATTACAAGATCACTCACATACTATTGCAGCACAAACAACATCAGTATCAGGTGGCGCTACTCCTATCCGTATTCTAGAAGGTGGTGGTTTAAACAGTACCAACGGGTCTAGTATTGGTGGAGCAGAAACCCGTCCCGTCAACAAGGCTGTAGCATTTGTGATTAATTATTAATGGTAACAAGAAACTCCCAAGTCAGGCCAATTCCTTTAGAGATCAAGGCAGGTGTTCACCCAGATACGGATTCAACTCCTCTGGCCACCGATCACTACGTCATGTCTCAGGGAATCCGCATGTTTAACGGGGTTCCTCGTAAGATTGGCGGCTGGATTTCACGTTCTTTCTATAACGGGAATACAATTCAGGGATATACACGGTCCCTTTACAGCACTATTTTTGATTCCGGCAATCCTATCCTTCTAATAGGATCCAACGTCCACCTTTATGCGTTATCCGGCAACATCCTTACTAACATCACCCCATTCCAGGAGGATGATATTGTCATCGGCAACATCCTTACTAACTATGGTTCGCTGGCTGCTAATCCTGTTACTACTGTCGATGGATCGAATATCGTAAATGTTTTAGATGCTGATGCCCCCCGTTATGAAGTTGGAGATGTTGTTTATTACACAGGTGCTTCTTCCGTTAACGGGATTAGTGCCGCTTTATTGAATGCCCCTCACGTCCTACGTTCTGTTGGCTCTACATATTACACGTTTCAGGTAAATGATCCTGCTACATCTTCTGGTACGGGTGGTGGTACAATCACAAGGTCATCAGGGCTTTTAACGATTACTGACACTGCCCATGAGATGCCTGAAGGTAACCGTGTAAAGATCGAAGGCGCCAGTGCTACGGGTGGTATTACAGCACCGCAAATTAATCAGGAATTTGTAATCCGGAACGTAACAGCTAATACCTTCGATGTCATGACCAGTGGTAACGCTACATCATCAGTCAGTGCGGATAGTGGTTCTTACTATCCAGAGATTCTTGCTGGTCCATCTACAGAGTTTACACAGCAGGGATATGGCGCTGGTTTATATGGGGAAGGACCTTATGGAGCGCCGGGTGTTTCAACAACTAACCGTGTTACGCCTCGTATCTGGTACTTTGATAAGTTTGGGGAAAGTGTTTTAACCGGATATGGCGATAAGATTTACCAATGGACAGGAACGGCACAAGTCGCACCAACTATCCTGCCGAATGCCCCTGATGGCGTTAAATACTTTTTCGTATCAGATAATATTCTTGTTACCCTTGGATCTGGTGGGTTAGGTAATCATATCTTTGCATCCGATCAGGGAGATGCCACACAATGGACTGCATCAAGCCTTAATCAGGTATTCGAAGACTATATCGAGGGTGCAGATGACCTTATCTCCCATGCGCCCGTAACTGGGCAGAATCTGTTGTTTTCCGCTGTTCAGACCTATTCTTTCCGTTATGTTGGTAAGGATGCAGGTGTTTGGCAGATCAAGAAACTTGATGGTAATGTAGGGATTATCGCCCCTCAAGCCCGTGTCTCTATTAACGGTGTTGCTTACTGGATGGGGAATGATAATTTCTATATGTATAGAGGAGGTACGGTTGAGATTATCCCGGCCAATACCCAGAAGTTCACAACTCTGTTAAACTATGTTTTCCAGAATATTAACCGTGATCAGACTTCTAAATGTTTTGCAGAGTTTAACCAAAAATACAACGAGGTCTGGTTCCATTACCCTACAGCAGATAGTGAAGAACCTAATGCAATTGCACGGTTGAGCCTGACAGATTACTCATGGGTCCCTGATCGTATGGACCGTACAGCAGCAGAGAATAACGGTTTCTACTTCCAGATTCCTCATATGGCTAATACAGTTAACGGAAACAGTATCCTTTATCAGCACGAGACAGGCTTAAACGCTGACGGTTCACCGCTTCCTTGGATGATTAAAACGAACCTTAGATCAGGCGGTAAGGACAGTACCAGCGTTGTAAACCTTGTCCCTGACAGCATCCAGACGGGTAAGATAGGGATTAAGGTAGAGAATTACACTTGGCCAAACTCCCCTATTCCGGCTTTTAACACAGATTACACCTTCCAGGATAACGATACCAATGTGCCGTTACAATTAAATGGGCATTTCTGGCAATACACCGTTTCGGGAGATGTCCTAAATCAGCAGTGGATTATGGGACAATGGTATGAATATGTACAGATGAGTAGCCCGCAATGATAAATGATTACCCTACACCAAGCATAGAAAATATTCTTGATTTCTGCACGTTTGTAAAACAGGAACGTGTTACAGACTTGCAGGACTGGGATAACCTGCCGAAAAGATTGGTTTCTGGTCGCAAGGTTGATAAGATTCCAACATCATCATCGGACGTGACATCAGAAGATCGTCTTGGTGATATTAATTATACAGCTAGCTTTTTATACATTCTCGTGTATGATGGCACTAACAACGTGTGGCGGCGTGTTTCTATAGGAGCGTTTTAACGTGGGATTATTTTCAGCATTAACAGGTAGCGGCGGGAAATCTACATCAAACTCAAATTCAGTATCCGGTTATGGTGCATTGCCGACATTTGCCCAAAATACATTACAAGGTATTGATGCAGAATTAGGTCACATCAATTATTCTAATTTCTATCCGACAGCTACTAGCGCAGACGAGCAACAAGCTTTCTCCAATATTCGACAAGGATTTACTCCCACGCAAACATCCTTAAATGCTGATATTGCGATGCAACAGAATCCTTATAACTCCTATGTAATTGACGAGATTAATCGCCAATCACAGGGGGGGAACAGTATTCTACAGCAGAATTTGAACAGTGCTGGCCAGTTTGGTTCTAATCGCCAGATGTTAGGTGCGAATGATATTGATCTTTCTCGTCAAAATCAGATTGGCGGTTTCTTGCAAAGCCAATTCAATACATCCTTGAATAACGCCCTTACAACACTTCCTGCCTTACGTGCTGCCGACACCCAAGGGTTATTGGATATTGGAGCGTTTGATAGAAACCTTGCCTTACAACGGTCACAATCACCTGTTGCTGCTTTGCAAGCAAAAGCTGGTATTGTTGGCGGTTTAGGTTACACTGCTGGTGGTTCGACAAGCAATAGCACAAGCACACAATCTCCAACTGGTGGTGGATTATTTGCTGGATTAGGGCAGATTGGATCATTGGCTAGTGGCGCATCACAATTAGGGGCATTGTTCTCCGACAAACGCCTAAAAGACAATATTGAACATATTGGACAAGAAAACGGCCATAATATCTATAAATACACTTATAAAGGCTCTGACAAGCCATTTATTGGTGTAATGGCACATGAAGTCAGAGAAACAAACCCAGAAGCGGTCTTAGACATTGATGGCTTTATGGCTGTAGATTATGAATTGATCGGTGTAAACTTCCGAGAGGCTGCATAATGGTACAATGGTTCGATCCGGCACAGACAGAAGGCATTACACCATATGAAAACCTGGGCGTATTGGGCAAAGTGGGCCTCATCCTACAGAATGTAGCTGATCCTAACACAATTCCTAAATACACTCAGGCCGTAAACCGTGACCAGATGCAGCGTAATCAGGTACAGCAGCAAGACCGTATCCTACAACAGCAGACAGCGTTACAGCAACTCGCTTCTGATCCTAACTTTGCTAACTTATCCCCTGAACAGCAACTACAACAACAAGCGGCTATCACGGGTGATCCAACAGCACTGACACAATACGGAATAAGCCAGCAGATCACGCCTTATCAGCAACAGCAGTTGGCACTACAGAGCCAGGCAATTAATCAGCGTCAACAGACACCATTACAGCTTGTTAAAGGATTAGATGGTTCTATATCATCTTTTAACCCGGTAACAGGAGCTTTAAATCAGTTACAAGCACCGAATACAAGCGGTACAGTGCCATTACCAGATGGAGTAACCCTTCCTAAGGGAACAATTCCCGTCCCTGATGCAAATGCGCCTGGTGGTTTCCGTGTTATTCCTATTGAAGGCGCAACATTAGGTCAAGAGATTAAGCCAACGGTTGATTCTGAAAAAGGCCGTAAGCTAGGCTCAGCCATCATTAGTGATTTAGATCAGATTGAAAAACTTGCTTTTGATAAAAATGGCGGACTTAACAGTACAGTAGTAGGGCAAGATTACGTAGGTTCAGGCCGTACATTTAACCAAGGGCTACGCAGAGCTGTACAAAATACACTATACCTAAAATCTGGTGCAACTGCCGGGGAAAATGAAATTAATGCTACTTTGGAAAACTACGCGCCATCTCCTCTGGATACGCCTGAACAGGCACGTTTAAAGCTTCAGGGTTTGAGACAATTTGCTGAGGATTCTATTCCAACATATGCTAAACAGTCCCCTATTTCAAAAGCAGTAAACACAAACGTGATCAGGTATGACGCAAAGGGGAACAGAATCTAATGCCTCAAGCACAATTACCAGACGGCACGATCCTAGAATTTCCTGATGGAACCCCTGACAGTGTGATTGATAATGCTGTTAAGGCCCAGCTTAATATCACTGCACCTCAAGAAGGTCGTGGAACTGCTCTGTCTTCTATCGCTAATGCTTATGAGGGTGCCAAGAATGGATTTACCTTAGGTGCAGGTGATGAGATTCAAGCCGCTATTGCTGCTGGTACTGTAGGAGCATCTAATCTATTGGGTGGTGATTCAGGACTTTCTATGGGTGAGGCTTATGATCAGGCTCTTGAATTAAACCGTGAGGACCAACAACAAGCATCAGAACAAAGCCCTCTGTCTTATACGGCAGGGCAAATCGCAGGTGGTTTAATCCCTGCAATATATTCAGGAGGTACGGGTGGAGGTCAAGCGCTTGCAAATTATGCTAGGGCTGGCAACGCAGGAGCGAGGATTGCTAAAGGTTCTGCTCTCGGTGCCATATCTAGTGGCATCTATGGATTCAATGAAGGTGAAGGCGGTTTACAGCAACGTGCCGAAAATGCCGTGCCGTATGCTGTTGGTGGTGCTGCTCTTGGCGGGGCCATTCCTGCGGTTGGTGCTGCAATAGCTTCTGCCCCTGCATTAGGTAATGCTGTTACAAGTAGTGTAAACAATGCCATTTCTAATGTAGGGTCTAAGATAGCAAATCGATTATTGCCTGAATTGGATGAAACCAGTGCATTATTGGCAAAACGTGCAGAAGAATTAAATATTCCTTTATATTTGGATCAGGTTTCTGAAAGTCCTGCCTTAAATAATGTACAGAAAATTAGCCAGGAACTACCGTTTTCTGGTATTCCAAAGCGTGAAGCTGCACAATCTTCCGCTGTAATGAGGGCAATTAACAGTAGTTTCGGTTCTGAAGATGATAAGATTACCCCTAATGTCATTAAGTCGGCATATAGAAACCTTGGAAAACAGTTTGATGACACCTTTAAAGGACGTGAGGTTGTTGTAACACCTGAATTTACCAGTGGACTGGATCAAGTTGTAGAGAATGCAGGGCAATCTGTCGGTAAAAATGTTCAGGATATTATAAAAAACAATGTAAACTATATTAAACAAAACGTTTCTGATGGTATTATTAGTGGTGAAAAAATTAATCAGGTGCGCTCAAAACTTTCTGAGAATATCCGTAATGCTAAAGGTGTAGATGGTCAGGCTGCCCAAGCTTATCTGGGGGACTTGTTGGATAAAGTAATCGATACTTCTTTCGATGGACTTGATCCTGCCGCTAAAGAAGCTTTCGGAAACCTACGTTTCCAGTACAAGAACCTAATCACAGTTACACCTTTGGCGGCAAAAGCAACTCGTGGTAATATCAATCCTCAATTACTTGAAAATCGTGTTTCTCGGGTATTTGGTGAAAAGAACTATGCTAATGGTGAAGCTGGGGTTTTAGGTGATATTGCTAAGATTTCAAAAACTTTTCTTCCTAAAAAAGGCGGTTCCGATACAATTCCAAAGGGTATTTATGCTGGTAGCCTCGCTGGTGTAGCTGCAGCCGCTAATCCTGCTTTAGCTTTAGCTGTAGCGCCTAATGCTGCTATTGGACTAGGTGCCAACCGTCTTTATCAGAATGCTATCGCTAATCCTAAGTTAGTTAATTCATATGTTAACTCTTCTCTGGCAAAATTAGGAAGAATAGCGCAAGATGAAATCCCACTAATAGAGGTAACGCCGAGATGAAATATCTACCATCACTGATCGTACTGTTAACAATTCTTTATTCTTTTAACCAACTGGACAAGAGACTAGATGCCATTGAGCAAAAAGTAAATGTGGTCCAAATCCAAGTGCTAGCCGTGCACAAATATATCGCAGAAACCCCTTAGGAGCAAAAATGGACTATTCAACACCAATCACTGCAAACACTACTGGAAATGGCGTGCGTATCGCAGCACCTGATGGTATTCGCAAGAGCAAGTGGCTTGCCACTGTATTTACCGGAAACACGGGTGGAGCAACGGTATCTCTGTTCCTTTCACCTGATAACGGTGCAACGGTAGTTCCTGCTAAAAATCAGGCAGGGACCGCTTATACAACGGCAGTAGCCGATGCATTTAATATCGAGACAGGATGCGGTCGTAGCAACCCGCCTAGAATGTCTCTGTTTGCTCAGGTAACCGGATATACCACGCCATTCACTATTACAGTATTCGACAACGCATGATCTCTTATCCACTATCATACCAGATCACTAACGTTATATCTCAGGTTATAGAGCCTGGATATGGTGGTGGGGAGTTCTTTGGAGCTGCAGAAGCATTTAACTTTACCCCGACTATCCCGGGTACGAATCCTCAAACTCCTCTGTATGGTTCTCCATTGGTATTCTCCCGGGGCACGAACGCTACACAATATCGTTCTGGTGATGCATGGGCGATTTATGGTCCAAATAACAATCTTCTTTATTCAAACACATTTACAAACGTAATATGGCAAAATAACGCTGGGTCGTTTTTACCGGGTCAACTAGACCCTTTCGGCGGCAATAATGCATGGTTTCGCATACCTGATGCCACAAGTTCATCACATTCTTTTATACAAGACTTTGCCTTTGTAGCTGGCCAGACTTACACTTCCTCCATATATGCGAAAAGTGGTGGTCTAGGGGGATTTCTGTGGGTTAGGGTTGCATTGCCTTCTGCAGCTTTTGGAACGGCTTCTCAGGCTTGGTTTAATGTTGGATCAGCTAATCCTAGTATTGGAACAACTACAAACTGTATTCCGACAATAACACCAGTCGGAAATGGTTATTATAGGGTATCCATAACGGCTGTCGCAACAATCACAGCAACAGCTGGCGCTGGATATGTTCCAACATCAGGCGATGGAACAAATAATTACACAGGAGATGGTGTCCGTGGCGTGTACTTTTATGGAGCGCAAATAAACCCCGGACCATATACCCTTGATTATAATGAAACAGCCGCTACAGCATATTACGGACCTCGTTTTGATACGAATCCATCAAACTTATCGGCTCGTGGATTGTTATATGAACCATCTGTAACAAACCTTTTAGTTTATGGTAATGAACTATCTAACGCTGCATGGACAAAAGCAGGCAGCGCAACAATTACACCTAATGCGTCTATAGGTGCAACTGGTATTGTTGATATGGACCTTGTAACAGAAGCAACAACCTCTGATGCAGTAAGTCAGGCGGCAACCGTAACTCCAAGTACATTATATACTTATACGGCTGATCTAAAACGTGGCAATACTGACTGGGTTCGTATTTTTATGTACGACAACGCTATTTCAGCGGATCAGGCCCGTGCTTGGGTAAATCTAGCGACTGGAGCTATTGGAACGGTAGCGGCATCCGGTGCCACAACTTCGGTTAGTGCAAGATCAGTAGCTTTACCAAACGGTATTTATAGGGTTTCGGTTTCTGGTATTATTAACGGTACGGTAACCAGTTTACGCGCATCTGTCCGATCTGCATCCGCTAACGGCAGCACAACAGGGGCGCCGGGCGCTACCTATTATGTTGGTAGAAATCAGTTAGAGCTGGGAAATGAAACTTCCTATACACCAACATTCGCGGCTACTGCAACAAGATCAGGCGATAGTGAAACATTTGACGCAACCGGAATTTTTAACGATGTAGAGGGAACTATTTACTGTGAGATCGAGTTGGACCCAGCTACAGTAGGACTAGACACAAGATTTTTCAGTTTTACAGATACGACAAGCAATAACAGACTTCAATTGTACAGAAAGAACGACAATAGTATTGGCGTTCTTTCTGTTTCTGGTGGAGTTGCGAACCCAATTAGCGGTGTTTCAATAGGTGCTGTCGGTGGTATATTTAAAATCGCCATGTCATATACCAATGGCGGTACATATCGTATTGCCGTTAATGGTGTTCTAAATGGCGCTCCGATTGCATTTGTCTCTCCAGTTGGTGTTATCAGGGGGTATTTTAGCCCAACTAACGGAGGAAGTAACGGACCATACTGGCACCGCAAGTTTGCATACTATCGTACAGCAATGAGTGCAACACAATTGCAGGCGATGACAACATGAGATATTACCTAAAATTCCCATCTAAACCTGCTCTTGCTGACACATTGGTATCTGATGAAGATGTTCAGGTCGATATTATTGGGGAAATTCCTGACAAAGACGGTTGGCATTTAAACCTTATCTGTGATAATCTACCAGTAGAACTAGCCGAGTTCGAAGTATTTCCTGAAAACCCTTACCGGGTATGGTTATGAACACGGTTATTAAAAACGGCGAAAATATCGATTTCAGTGTAGATTCGGGTTCCACGTGGAAAATATCCATGAATTGGACTAATAATGACGGAACACTGATTGATTTAGGTGGTTATATTGGCCGTATGTATTTGAAGCGTAATTATGATAAGCCTATAGCCTTCGAGATTACCACCACAAATGGGCGAATGACTGTTGGAATGGGCCTTATTAACTGGACCGTTACAGATGAAGACACAGCTAATTTATCAGGAAGCTATCTTTACGATATTGAGATGCAGTCATTTAATGGTGAAGTAACACGTTTATTCCAGGGTCAAGTAGTCTTTAATCCAGAGGTCACGCGATGAGCATTCTGGTAATCAATGATGTAAGCCCTAACAATTTACAGATCAATAATAATCTGACAACCGTTACTATTTCTAACGATCAAGGTATTCAAGGTCCAGCTGGTCCCACAACTAGCAATCTTAGCGGACTTATACAAGCTGGTTCTAATGTTACCTTTGGTGGCTCTGGTGTTGCCGGTGATCCATTTATCGTTAACTCAACAGGTTCGGCGGCTGCAGGTCTTAATAGACAAGTGCAATATAATAATAGCGGTTCGTTAGACGGATCAGACGGCCTTATCTACGATAATGTTAATAATAGACTTGTCGTTACTCCTGACTTGAGTGTCTTATCTGGTGGCGTATCATCAAATTCTAGTGCTATTTTTCAAAATGCCACAGCTTCTAACGTCGTTCACGTACTGGCTGGAGACACAAATACAGCTAATATATGGTTCGGTAAAACCAGTCAACCAAGCCAAGGACGTGTTACTTATAATAACTCAACCGAGGTCATGACATTCAATACAAACGGGGCATTAGCTGCAACTTTATCAAGCTCAGGAAGTTTTACCATTACAGGTACTTACACGGCAGGCGCTTCTTCCAGTGCTGTCGCATTTCAGACTACTTCTACCCCTGCAAATTCTAATTTTGTAGCTGTAACATCTGCTGCTGCAACATCTACCACAGCTCAGTTACTGTTTTCAGGAGCAACCTCTATATCATACCGTGTACTTATGAGAGGTTCAACAAGCGCAGCACCTGCTTCAGGCGCTTCTTATACTGGATTAATTATTGGACAGCAAGCAGCGACAGTTGCTTCAACCGGTACTCATGCTCTTTTTGCACAGCAGGTAGTAAATCCATTGGCTGTAACGGGTGGCGCAGGTTCTTTGACAAATACCGCATCAATTTATGTTAATGGTGTTTCAACTGCTACTGTTACCGGAGCAAATTATGGTATATGGTCAACTGGTCTAAACAGGTTTGGTAGCGTTACAGTCGATACAACTATTAACGGCGTTGCTCTTACATCTAGTGGATCGGCGACAAGCTTCCTGAATGCAGCAGGAACATATACTACGCCTGCTGGATCAGGGACAGTTACGTCTGTTGCTGTTTCTGGTGGAACCACTGGGTTGACTACATCTGGAGGTCCTATTACAGGATCAGGAACTATCACTCTTGCTGGTACACTGGCTGTTGCAAATGGTGGTACAGCGCTAACCGCAGTAGGTGCCGCCAAAACATTACTTGGAACGAATAACGGAACATCTCTTGTCTATGTTGCCAGTAACCTTGACTATAATAACTACGTGCTGTTCCAGGATCGGAAAACATCTGGTACTCAAGGTGGCAGCAGTTCAGTTGGAACCCAGACAAGGGATTTAACTACACCCGTAATTAATAATATTACGGGTGCATCTCTTACCTCTAACCAGATTACTTTACCTGCAGGTACTTACTATGTAAGAGCATCTGCCCCAAGTCGGGCTGGTGATATTAATAAAATACGTTTATATAACGTAACTACCGCCTCTTATATTTTAGAGGGCAACTCAGCACTATCAAGAAGTACTGCCGATTCTCAGACAGATGCATTAATGGTGGGAGCAATTACGCTTGCTGCTACATCAGTATTAGAGCTTCGACATTATATCGGAACAGCATTTGCAACAACAGGCTTAGGAGGGGCCATATCACAAGGAACAGAAGTATATTCAACATTTGAAGCATGGAAGGTCACATAATGACAATTTGGGCATTAGTAAACGAAAGTAATATAGTTATAAACGTTTCATTCAGTTACGTAGAGGGCTGGATTGAAAATGAAGAAGAGGTTTTTATCGGGGATGTATATGATCCACTGACAGGAACATTCACAAGTCCTACACCACCACCTTACGTAGAGCCAAAACTGGTTGAAATGATTACGGAAGATTATACAACCGTACCTTATAACGACACAATTCTAGCAGATGCAACCGCTGGCGATATTGAAGTTGTCTTGGTTGGGCCTTTAAGTAAGAAAATAACAGTTAGTAAAATAGACGAATCAATTAATACAGTAACAATTATCGGGACAATTAACGGTCAGGAGAATTTCATCATTGACCGTCCCAAGGCAGCCTACACGCTGGCTTATGCTGATGACCAATTTTTTATTACAGGAGTTGTATAATGCGTATTGATGAAATTATTAATGAAAAACAAACAGAAGCCCCTATCCTGGATAGCCTTTCTTCCCTTCCACCCATGACCAACGCAATGATTCATATCGATGGTTCAGGTAACTTAGCAGAAACTCCTCTATTAGCTAAGGGGATTGATCTTATGGCTTCAGAAACTGATTCTGATGCTAGGCTTAAGCTCGGACTGGGTAGTGCATCCTTATACTCTTCAACTGATTTTGCAAGCACAAGTAGTCTTGCAGGAAAAGCAAATACTGTTCACAGCCACTCAATATCTGATGTAACAGGATTACAAGGAGCATTAGACGCCAAGGCTTCATCCAGTGAACTTTCGTCTGGTCTTTCCGGTAAATCCAACGTATCCCACACACACGCTTGGGCAGATATCACCAGCAAACCTACACTTTTCTCTGGTGTATATTCTGATCTTACTGGAAAGCCTACCTTGTTTTCTGGTAACTATGCAGACCTATCGGGTAAACCATCGTTATTCTCTGGAAGTTACGCGGACTTAACCGGTAAGCCTACAATCCCTAGCATTGTCACTGGTGCCTTTATTTCTAATGCCCCTACGAATGCCCCGACAGACGCTGCCACAAATGCGGCGACTAACTCAAAAACAGACTATAATGTACTAACAACATTATTGGGAACATTGACTGACGGTCTTAACACTACAAACGCTACCCAAAACAGTATTGCCGCAATTGTTAACGCAAATGCTGCAAAGCAAAATACCATGGGTGGAATTGTTAATACCATCGCCTCCAAGCTAAACCTAACATTTACAAGCCTGAAAGCGAATGCAATACTAGCGAGTTCATGATAATTAAATTACACATATATCTGGCGGCATTACTAGTTATCCTTGTTGTTAAAGGACATGACTGGTATGCCGCCTATATGAAGAAGCGTAACGAAGAACAAAGATATAAACTACACATAATTAATAAGTTAGATGAGTCACTGAAAGTCAATACTCAGCAGCACACAGAGCTTTATAAGACAATTGTAAAGGATGCTGAATGATGGAAGCTGCAGCAATATTTTCCAAGTTCGGAGAGCAGGGCATCCTTTTCCTTGGAATGGCCCTGATTATCGCCTATCTGGTAGTAGAGTTGCGATCTGTAAAGAAAGAATACTCCTTATTTAGGGATAATTCCCAAGTTAAGTATGAAGCCTTGATGGAAAAAGTGATAACCTTAACCAGTAGCTGCGCCAATCAGCTTGAATCTTTTAACAAAACAATCACAGCCATGACACAAACACTTTCTACATGGCGGGATGAGTTCTTGAGAGGTAAGGGGAGTTAATGTTCTTCCGTAAAACCCATACCAATACTGTGGAAGCTCCTGAACTGGAAGCAAAGCTACATCAGGAGGAAATACGCTTGCAACTTGCTGGCCGGGAATTTCATAAGAAGAAAAGTGTTTGTGGCCTCACAGCGCTGGAGCTTTTGTTAGACGGTTTACGATCTGGTAAAATTACGAAAGAAGAATTATGACCCCAGAACAATTTAAGGAATTTTCAACTAGTCTACGGTTTGCCTTCGGAGCAACAGACCTGATACTTGGATTAATGATATTGTTTTTTGCCATTGGCACAATATGGATGTGGAAGGATGATAAGCCAAAGGGTGAGAGATTCCTTTTAATCATGGGGATATTCTTCCACTGGCTGGCAACCGTTAACGGTAGAAGCATAGATTTATTAAAAGAGAGTGGTACTATTTTACTTAGGCATGCCCATTTTTTAACTACCGTTAACCTTGTTCTGGTTTTTATAGCAGGTATATTCTATGCACGTGGTCTAACACAGCATGTATGGCCTAACTACTGGAAGTGGGCTATGGCATACCTTATTTCCTTTGCTTTCATGGCGTTTTCTATTATGATGTATACAGCGGGGTAATAAATGACTTCAAAGTTCTTTAATCACTATCTAGATGTTCCAGCAAGCGCATGGCACTGGACAAGATTTACGCCTAAAGAAATAGCTTGTAAAGGAACTGGAGAGCTTCTAGTTGACATGGTGGCTATGGACTACCTTCAGAGATTTAGAAATATTGTAGGTGTCTCGTTCTCACCTAATTCAGCATACAGGTCAGAATCACATAACCGTAAAGTTGGCGGTGCTAAGAAATCACAACATAGGTTTGGAAAAGCTTTTGATATTCCTATTAAGCCAGGAATGAGTCGTCAGACCATTAAGGAAGTGGCAAAGATGGTTGGATTCCGTGGAATTGGCGATTATAACAATTTTGTGCATATAGACACTGGACCTGAAAGATATTGGGATTATAGGAAATGACATGGAACATAAAACTCCTATTGGCGGCTCTAGCGATTGGTTCTTTAATCTTATTGTACGTCTCATATTTAAATAACCGTATAGATGACCTTAAAACAGCCAATGAGACGCTATCGGGTAATTTACAGGCCAACATAGCCTATATAGCTAAATACGAAGCACAGAAGGCTTTAAACGACAAGAAGACCGCAGATTTACTGAAACAAGCCCAGAGTATACCACATGATCCGAAATGCCTTGCTCCTGATAGCCTTAAGCGCGTCCTTAACAGCTTGTAATACAATCCCTGCCAAGCTCCCACCGGAGGCTTATTCCTGCAAGCCGTGGCCCATAGCTCCTTCCGGTGAATACGGATACCGTGAGCTTGGTTCTTATATTATTAACGCTCATGATGCACACGCAGATTGCAAAGCTAAGCTAGAGGCTATGAAATGACCGGATGCAAGATTGGTAAGGTAAAGCCTAAATTACGTGTTGTGGAAAATTTCCCACAGCTAAATCATCCAATTATTGAAGCACTACAGAATGCCCTTGATAGAGCCAAACAGGGTGATATTGATTCTGGTGTTTGGGTGTTCGTAACTCGTGAAGGCGGAAGATTTACAGGAAATAGCCATAGGGGAGGTAATGACTACCTTGCTCTTGTCGGAGGAATAGAAGAAGCCAAACATCACCTTATGGATGTCGCTAAGTCGGTTCCGCAATGATCATCATCCAATACACCCCCGTAACCTCTGAGCCTATCTGCCTTATGGCTGGATATGTTCAATATCTAGTTTTTTAACGCCACCCATTAAGCACAGCAACGACAGAGAATATAACGAATACTACTGCCCAGAATAGCATGGAGAAACATATTATGGCTTGTTCCGTGGTATGTTTCATGAGTCATCCCTTCGTTAAATGCCAGTTACCGCATACGCTGCACTGGTATGGTTTGTATTTCTTCTTGTTACATTTCCAGTAGTATTCAGCTTGTATTTCGGCTTCTGACTTACTGGTGTATTCTGCCTTCTTCTTGCAGTTTTTGGCTTTACTTCCCCACAAAGTTTAGCTCCATCTGCTTACCATACTTATCATATAAGATATTAATCGCTATCTGTAATGCTTGTTTATCCGCTACGTCATCAGAGTTAATCAGGAAGTTGTTAATCTGTTCCTTTGTATAGCTTCTGACGTAATAGGCTGCTATTGAGTGTGCGAGGTCTTGTTTCATTTCGTCTCCGGTGCTGCTGAAATCATGGCTTTGTAGATATAGTCAGGGTAATATAATGTCTCACGATAAGCCCCTTCATCATCAAAAATTGTTTCTCCTGTAGAGTCTCCAGCTTCCATCATAGCTTCTGTTGGCTCAATCGGGACCAGTTTCCATCCCTTTGGCACGTTCGGTTTGTTAGCTGTCAGTAATGCCTTTTCGATTGTCTGAATCGCTAGAGAAGATTGCATTAAATCACTACCATCATCTACAGATCGAAGCCATGCAATAGCATTCTCAACTGTATAATCATTCCCTATTTCATATCTATCAGATTTAACTTCCGGCATATCGCTCATGTCTTCAATCCCTTGTGTTTGGCTAATGTTTCTTTCCAGCGCAATAAATTAACGGCGTTCTTCTCTGAATTAATGACACATTTTCCATCAGATAAAAGCTCGATCAATGCAACCATCTGTTCGTACTGTTTCACCAGTTCGCTATCGTCCGGTTGCTGTAATGTGGCGCGGATTGTGTTTATAATATATCTTGGTATATCAATGTCCTTTGCAATAATTTTATCTACCCATTCCAAAGCCGCCGCCTTATCGGATGGCGTGACCGTTGCGCGGGTGTTCCAGTATTCTATGCATTCCTCTTTTGTTTCCAATTCTTCACGCAATGGCTGTATTTCGCATTTAGATGAAGTACAAAACACTTGCCATACAGTGCCATCTTCACCAGCATAATCCACCATAGAAGCGACTGAACCACAGAATGGGCATGGCAAAAGTTCGGTTTTATTTTCGGTCATTCTGTATCCTTTGTAAGTTCTGTAATCATTGCTTTGAAAACTTGTCGTGATCCATCGTTCTGACTGTATGCATAAGACATCTCCTCCGTAACCTCTGGCGCTATCAAAAACTCAAGTGCTGATTTGATGGTTTCTCTTTGCTCGATCTGATCGTATGGGAGTAGTCCCTGAGCATCCTTCAGTGATCGCTTGGCCAACTCCAACGCAGCTTCCAAACGGCTTTTCGCTAACGGGTTCATTTCGTTTCCTCATATTGTTCCAGTGCATATACACTTTCATTGTAAATCTCATTTCTTAGGGAAGAGTCCATGCCTTGTTCTAGGAATACCCATTGTCTCAACATGTTTGCAATTAGATCAGATTGTTTCTTTAGTTTAACGTACTTTAAAGTAATTTCTGTGAATGAGTTCATTTCGCACCTCGTTCCGTCATCTTCGGCTTCACGAAATTCCACGCCATACCGTCCGACATATTATGCATCTTTCGGCAATGGTCATCGACTGCGTAATGCCCTTTAGGGAACAGCCTTGGTTCTTCTTTATCGACCAGTAAGATAAGCTTCCCGGTATCGCACAGGATATTGTAATCCATCTTTTTGATCTCCTGCTGTGTGTAGATGGTCATCATGAATTCCCGGCACTGTTTACCAGCGCATGCACGGTATTTACCTGTGTCAGAGGCGATTGCTGGTAGTGATAGAAGGATGAATACGATTAGGTATTTCATGACAATGCCTCTTTCAGTATTTTAAGGTCTTCTTCCTCAAGGCCAGAATTCTCAAACTTTTCGTAACTCATTCCGCATTCACGGCATACATCAGCCGCCATACTATCTTCAAAATGTAGTTTTATTAATTCAACCATTGCTATGCCAAAGCCTGCTGTAAATTCATCTACTATCTCTTTCATCACTTAACCCTTCTTTCAATCGTTAAACATTGACCAGTTTGTGCGTTATAAAAACTACATTCCCAGTTTTCTGCCGTTACTTGTTCCGAGGGAGTCTTAGGTCTATTACCTATAATTAAACCAATACATATACCCGCAATTAAAAGCATGAGCATAAGTGAAGCTGCGTATATACTTTCTTCTCTTGTCATTTTACGCCGCCTCCAGAACACTAATACAACGCACAGGGCATTCCAGGAATGACAGCTTCGTAATAACGTCCCCCAGTCTCTGGCACATTTCGTCAGCTTCTTCTTTGGGAAGTTCTATGAATTGATCCTGTAACTGGCTGCGGATTAGCGCGCGTTCGTTTTCAAGTCTAGCGCGTAGGGTGGTGATTTCGTAGATCATTTTAATACCTCGACTGGTAAGCATTTTGCTATAATATGTGGACCATTAAAGTTTTTGTTTCTGATAAGCTTTGCCGCTTCTTCACAACCGATACTTGTTGTATATGGATTTCTAACTTCCGTCGTAGAAACACCACCCCTATATCCTACTGAAACAATTATGATTAGTACAAATTTAATTATCATTGGAATCGTCCTGTTTTAGGGTTTCGTTTTGGTATCTTATCTTTTAATTCATTTATCTGATTTAATAACCGCGTTTGTGAAAATCGGAATAATTCAAGGGTAGTACGAGAATATTCCAGTTGTTTATTTAACTGTTTGGTTTCAATATCCTGATAACGAATAATGAAGAAACACTTAACCAGAACAGCAGAGCATACAATCAACAGAACTGACAGCGCGTATATGATGTGGATGGGGGTCATATTGATTTCCTTCCTAATGGTTTTTCAACGTGGAACCAACCGCCATTATGGTCAGTGTAGGTTATATAAAAAAATGTTTTATCACATGCTGGGCATTTTTCTCTCTGACGATCTTTTGTCTTACCGTCTGCCCATTCTCCGATTTTCCAGCCACAGTAAGGACATTGTGGACAAGCCATCACTTACCTCCGCACATAATAAACAGGCCAAAGAATGCTATCGTAATGGTAGCAAGGGCTAGGTGGATTATTTCTGACATATTAAATCTCCCGTGTGTTTTTGTAATCAAAGTAATTTTGGAATCTTTCATAAGCATCCCACATAGCCTGTGTAATCTGCTCTTTGGTTCCTGTGTATGGCTTTTCGTGTTGGTTATCTAGCAACTCAATGCTAACAGCATCACCCGGCTCGAAGCAATCCGCAGCTTCATCGTAAGTCATCTTGGCTGTGATCTGTCCGTATACTTCATCAGTGCCGACTTTCAGGCCGTCTAGAGTAACGATGCATAGAACTTCGTCACCTTCTAAGATGTAATCCTGTGGGGCTTTGAGAGATAGTGTTTGGTAATCTGTAATCATTGTGCGGTTTCCTTTTTGTTTTGATAATCTCAGTATAAATCAGGATTCGCCAAGTGTCAACACCTAAAAAGCATTATTCCTAAAATAAATTAGCATTGTGGCGAATTATTTCCTTGATATTTACCCCAGTGTGTGATTATAATAGGCAATGGACCTTAAAACTTACTTAAAAGATAAGTCCGTTGAAGTATTCGCGCATGAGATCGGCGTTAGCGTCTCAACCGTTTACAGATGGATTGAAAGATCGAGATTGCCGTCACTAGCTAATATGGCGGCTATTTCCAAAAAGACTAAAAACAAAGTTAAATATGAGGATTTCTTGAAATGAAAAGACCAGCAGGGGGTTACAGTAGAAAGAGCTATGGAGATGTGGGATTACATTAAAGACTTGCCAGAAGATACTAGTTATAGGGCTGCATTTATGGATAAATTTGGCGATGACTTGAAGAATATGATTGCTGTTCTGTGCGTGGATGATAAATAATGCTCCACAAAACCACAACAAAAGCCCTACTCCGCGCCCTTGTAATGGACAAACAGATCAACCCTAAACGAGTCATCCGCACGATTAACCAGATCACAGCAAGGGGCAATACAAAAGCAGATGCGGCAAGGATGTTGGGATTTAGTAGAGCGTATGTAACACAGATATTGAGAGAGAAGAAATGACTGAATTGTTACCCTGTAAGAATTGTGGATGGCGGCCAGCATTATTGTCAATAAAATATGACGATAGAACGGATACTGCCTACCGGTGTCTTAATTGCACTATTAATAGTTATTCTCCTGAGGAGGCAGCGGCAATAAAATGGAACGAGGCGCAGAAATGAATGAATTAAATATAATTTATAGCTTCATAAAAGATAGTATTATTGGAATATCTGGCTTTATTTTGATTTCACTGTGTTCGATAGTAATGCTTTCTGTTATTTATAGTCCTATATGGTTACTGATTTATTTTAAAGATGACTATCCTGGGACTGTAGCAAACATATCTATTTTATTATTTATTGGATTTATTTTTGTCCTTTATAAAGACCACAGAGATAAATTTAAGGCCGGGAGTATCGATTAATGACAATGCACAAAGAAGCAAGAGAACGTGAGGAAATCTACAAGATCGGTGGATTGCGGGATCAGATTATGATGTCTGTGTTGCCTGTACTTCTTAGTATATATGGAGACGACTATAACTTATCTGAAAAGGCTTACATGCATGCGGACAATGCAATTGCTGCCCGTAAACAGAAAGATGTGAAGTGATGACTGGTTGGAAGCTATGGTTTTGTAAATATACTTCTGGTTACATAACATACATTTTTAATGGTGTTGTTGTAGACAAGATAGATATTGAAGATATGTATAAAGCATTCAAAGATAGAGTTATTGATGAGATAGGGGATTTAAAAAATGAATAATAAATTGAACGAATGGGCAGCCAATAACGCCATAACTAAAAAAGAACTGCATGATCTTTTATTTGTCTTATCAGATTCTGTTATAATCCCCCAATCACTGCTGGAAAAGATGGTGGATGCTTTGGAAACAGATATGAACGTTAATGAAACACTAACCGCTTACAGAGCATGGCAGGAGACGAAATGACACGCCAAGAACAGATTAAATATCTTTCTGATTGCCTGAAGCTTGCGGATTTAGGATTAGAGCCAGTATTCAAAGCAGCACGCCAGCATCTTAAACTCCTACAGGATTTAGAGAGTGGTAAGGTACGGATTGTTCCTGTAGAGCCAACGGAATGGATGTTTGATAATATTATGAATATTATAGAAAGAATGGGATGGGAAAATTTTGGCCGTGATGATCTATCAGAATTATTCACGTCTATGGTTCAAACAGCACCAGAATATAGATTTGAGGATTGAGATGCCAGTATTAGTATGGAATGATGAATCAGTTAGTCAGCTATTAAAATATAGGTTTGTTGATAAAATGAATTATGATCAATGTGCATTTCTATTAAACCATCACAATAGTACAAATTATTTTACTAGAGAGAAATGTAATAGAAAGATTAAACTACTTCGTTCATCTGGACTACTTAAAAAGTTTAAAAAGGGAGAATTGAAAAAATGAATAAATACACCGCCGCCCTAAAAGAGCTATCAGAAATAGGCTTCCAGGAGTTTGTGAAGGATGCGGGTAATAAGGCTCTATTGAAGCAACATGGAGAATTGTTACTGGAAATCGCTAACAATGTTTTTATTGACAAACATACCGATAATGGGTAATATTTAAATCCTGAACCGAAGACAGGGTCTCCTGTTTTCAAACAGCGGCATTCTGTTTAAACGTGCAACCTATCGAGATGTAAGCAGTCAGGTACCGTAAGTTATGTAGTCATTCTACATCGTATGTGCGAAGCTGCTTACTTCTGGATAGGTCATACAGGTGGTACAGACCCGGAAAGCGCGTCGGTTAGCCCTAGGCCTTAAATCTTAAAAGATACGCCTGTCCACCACTCTCAAGGTATTCTTTCTGTGCGGTTAGAATATCTCGAAAGTGGTGTAATTGTCTAAAGGTTCAGACGATAAAAAGTCTGGCCGTGATGCCCGGAAGGATTCACTCGTTACACCACGCTACGCACCTATAGCTCAACGGTAGAGCTGCCAGCTCATAACTGGTCGGATTAGGGTTCAACTCCCTTAAGGTGTACCATACGGCCATAGTTCAATGGAGAGAACAAGAGCCTTCTAAGCTCAAGATGTACGTTCAACTCGTACTGGCTGTACCACTTTACAATCCTGATAACCCATGATATAGTACAGTCTACTATCATCATTATTAACATTAGGATTACACCATGATTATTAAAGCTTATGAGCTAACAAATGCCCCTGTAGACAAAATCCACATCTTTGACCATGTTACAGATGTTATTGTCGATACCAATATCCATACATCTGATTTCAAAGGCGAGGAATATATTACATCGTTTATTTATACGGGTGAGAATGTAACATCAGATCAAGAACGATGCCACATAGATTTTAAAAGAGATGGAATTAGTCACCGTTTAATAGTATTCGGTCATGCTTATATATGCTCTGACGAAGGTAAAACCATTCAAAAGGTTTCTACCGGGAATTAATACTTCATAGTATTCTTTCAAGGCGGTCAGAGCCATGCGACCCTACCTCAACCCCTGCTGTAATGGCGGGGGTTTTAATGTAACCACTGACCCGGCTTAGTCACAATAACTACCGGAATGTCATACAGAGCATCCAGAAGCTTGTATTTTAGCTTTGAGATAGGTAGTAACAAGCCTTTATAATCGGAAACTGCTGTAAGGCCGGATTTGAGCGTATAGCGGTAGTCTGGAACTACTTTACAAACTAATTTTCCATTAACGATAAGTTTGTATGTCACCTGACGCTCTAGGATGGTAATATCACCCTGTCGCTGGCGTTCTTTTAGGTATAGGTAGTGTTGGTACTCTCCTTGTGAATCGAAGTCACCATAGATAGTTCCCTTAACCTTTTTGTTGCCATATTTGCTCAAAACATATACTCCAGTAATTTGTGTTTATAACCATTTTCAGGGCGTAGAACTTTTATCTTATATTTTCCAATAACAAGTATTTTTTGATAACCGTTTCGTTCTGAAAACAACAGAGGAGACGTTCTTATGGATACGCCATATCCTTTAATTCTAATCCACATTATCATTCCAATCCATAATCTGTTGCGCTAGGGATAACACAGCCAATCTTACCGGCTGCCATTAGTGTGTAGTCTATGAGGCGGGAGTAATCCTCTTTGCTTAGGCTTTCGGAGGAAGGTACTAGATAATGATCTTTCCCCTTCTTATCCGTAAACTTCTCAACACCCAAGACGGCTTCTTTAATCAGGTACTTTGTCTGTTCAAGCGTATAGCCCGAATGTTCTGCGAGTAACCCTACAGCCATGTGCCAGTAAGAACGCTGTGCATTGCTCTTCCCTGGCTTACGGATAGATACCACCCAACCATCAGGAATAGAGGCCACTGCTGTCAGGCAATTGGCTTTAACTCTATCGCTCTTGATAATGTAAGTGGCTTCCATCAGAATGGCGATGAATCGTCAAAATCTGGTTGCTGGCGGGATTGTGTCTCCTGCTTCAACTCATCGATACGGGCGGCTTTCTTCTTTAGCTTAACGGCACGGTATGGGCCTTTTTTACCGTCATTATCATAAACTGATACCCAATATTCTGTCCCATCTTCCAGCTTAATTACACCGCTATATCCGGCGAATCCTTCTTTTGCAAAGCAGAAAGCTTCATTTGGTTTTACTTCAAATGCCATTATTAGATTCCTTTACTGCTAAAGTGGGTTTTCAATGTATTATGACGATTGGTAATATCCGCCTTAAGATCGTCAGGCATCCCTGCAATACGGCGTGTTTCCTTGTTACGCTTAACCCATAGGGCTAGTGTTTCGCTATCAATAACCGTTCCTAGTTCCTCGATAACTTCTGCATATACTTTCTCTGCATCGTAACCAAGGGCTTTCATATCGGCCTTTACGGCTGGCTCGTTCTTAAGGGCGTTATTAGTAGCCTTGACTGGCTTTTCAGCACTTTGGCCATCGTCATCATCTTGGGCAACACCTAGCAAAGCCTGTGCGTCATAGCGGCGTAGATAAGTCATAGCTGAACCTACACCCTGTGGCGTGTTTTTCTCTAGATGCAGCATGGATTCCGATGATACCGATTTACCAGTAGGAGCGTGGACAATCTCTGTAATAAGATATTCGTTTCCGTGATCTGTTATCTTCTTACGGTGTGTGATGTACAGCCCGTATTTGGCCAGCATTGGGCGGTACAAGTCACAAATCTCTGGCAGGGTGGCGTACTTGTTCTTGAAGTGTGGATTTACGGCTGTCTTTATAGGGTTTGTAATGTCATCCTGAACGGCCAGCATAGCCATTTCAAGAGTCTCAGGGTATTTACTTCCGGAAAGTCCGTTGGTCATTATAATTCTCCTAGGTTACGGTGCCATACAAGGCTGTCAATTTGGTCATTGCGGTTCATAAAATTCTCCACAATCTTACCCCAAAAACATCGTTTTCTGTTAGCTTTCTTGTTAGAAACTGTTGACCATTATATTTCCCCCACTGATATGCCTTATTTCTTGCTGTACTGGCAATATCCCAAGGAACAAAGAAGCTGTCCCCTACTGACATTTCAGGAAATGGGAAGTCTATACTTTTTCTATAGTTTATTGGAGTAATGTTTTTATCTATCTTAAAGTTCATTTCTTCTTCTCCAGTTCTAGTGATAATCTCATACGCTCTTTTAACAAAAGCAATCGGGCGGTTTTGCAGTTTTCGGCAGATAATAACGGGATGTATCTGTCAAGGGCTTGTATGTCTCTACGCTTCTGTGGTTTTGTCATCTTCGCACTCCAATTTTACTTCTGGTATATCTATATAGTGTGTAGGATGAAAGTTACTGGGATCAATTTCAGCAGAACCATAATTCCAACACGCTCTATGATAACCCCTCATCTCATCATATTCATCAGTGTCCCACATAGCATAATGGAACTCTCCACCATTTTCGGTAACCAAAGCCTCAAATCCGACATGAAGATTTTTGTAATCAATCTTTCTTGCTAAAATAGTCATTTTCCCCTCCGTAATACCAGTTCCCTGGCAGCTTCGTATTGTTTATTTACCCAGTGTCCGTATAACGCTTGGGCTATTTCTACTTGGTTGGTAATTCCGTTTTCAGAGAAGAAGTCATCTTCATTTAATCCACTATTATGCAGGTAATGGTGTGCTTCATAGCTTAAAGGAACAACGTAATCATCTGGAGACTTTAGGCCAATTCCGCGCATTCCCGTTTTTAGCAAATGGTGTCCTGATACCGTACCGTCTTCTATTCCATAGATCATGCAAGGAAGCGTGGCCACAAAATCCAGATACTTTATATCCTTTATTCTGGGCTTCTTAAAAAACATCTGACACCTTCGTGAATCTTAACTTAATACCGCCATCCGCTTTTTGACGAGATACTGTAAAACCCTTATCCTTTGCAAAACGCCTGGCACTTCTATATGCGCTCTCTGGGTTATTGGTAGCGTAAAATGTATTGCGCCTATCAACCATTTTAAAGTGAATTTCAATCTTACGACCCATAACATCTCCTTGTTGTTATCCATCATAATACACGGGTGAAAATATAAGTCAATAGTCTATTTTCATCAAAGATGAAATTATTTTGTTGCAATCCATCCCCACTATGCTATCGTAAATCTGCTAACGGGGTTATTTCCCTGGCTTCGTTAGCTTTCTTTCATATAGGGAACACAGGGAAAATGTGATGAGTGAAGATAACAAGTTAGTAGTATATAGAGCAGTTAGAAATACTAAGTACAGAGATTGGAGCTATGGCTCTTTAGGGACATTTAAGAATAAATCAGACGCAAAAGAAGCAATCGAAAAATGCGCCATTAAAGATGCTCATATGTCATCTGGTTACGACATGGATAGAGCAAAAACTTGGGATAATGGAAAGATTAGTTTTTCTAATGATGATGTCTGGTATGAATTTTATATATCAACAGTAGAAATAAATTAGGAGTTTATAATGTATTCCAGCCAATTCCTAGAAGCATGGGAACAATAAAATAGTTTGACAAAAGAATTAGGATGTGTAGCATATCCTGATAGCGGTGGCCGTAAGACAGCCTTTACCAATTCCTCACACGGTTGGACGCTCTACTATTAATACCCGTCTAGTGTGATTTAAAGAAAGTGTTGAGAAAAATGGAATGGTTTAAATGGTATCCTGCTCTTTATGAAGCAGACACAGCGCACCTAACCGCTGAACAAGACGGAATTTACCGCAGATTAATTGACAGATATATGCAGACAAGACAACCATTGCCAGACAATGACAATGCTCTTGCTCGCTATGCCGGTGTTTCAATTGATAGCTGGTGCCATGCCTCTGCTATAGTTAAGGCATTTTTTAGACAATCAGAAGGCAGGCTTTATCATGATTTTTGCGATAAAAACCTGGACGAGCAAGATCAAGTTTCCAATAAAAAGTCTATGATTGGTAAAAAAGGCGCTGAAAAAAGATGGAAAAAAAATGAATTAAATCAATTGACCGATAGCAGCAGCTATGCCTTAGCTATGCCCACTGCTATGCCAGAGGAGAAGAGAGGAGAAGAGAATAGAATAAATATTAAGGGGATTTCAGCTTTCAGAGATTCCGACCTATCGGAAATGAATGATTGGTTTTCATTAAACGCCCCTTCCGTAAACAAGGAAAAGTTGAGATCAAAGATTCTTGATTGGTGTAGTGCAAAAGGAAAGACCTATAAGGACTACTTTGCCGCAATGAGAACATGGGCAGTTAAGGAACATGGTGAGAACGTCTCTAAGGGTTGGACTAAGCCAAAGACACCTGTAAACCGAAATGACCCATATGCTCACTTGACAGGTGGTTCCAATGCTTAACGTGCAGCCAGATATTATCCAAGACCTTGAAAGCCAGATATTGGGTATATTAATCCTTAAGCCTGAATTATTCATGGTTGCTAACCTAGATGTTTCTGATTTTGAATTAAATGCTTTGCCATTTGAGATTATGCAGTCTGAGTATTACGAATCAGCTAATCTATCGGTAACATCCCTATCCGCTAAGTTTGCCAACGCTGGATTGCAGCACTGGTTACCTTCTGAATATTCGTCTTGTGTTGTCTCGGTGGTTAACTTTGACTACCTGATTGAAATGCTCAAGGGTTATGCTTTGAGAAGAAAGTCGATTAAACGAGCTATGGATGCGGTTAGTGCTGCAAATGACCTTAGCGTGCCACACGACCATTCAATGACCATACTGCAAAGCCTAAGCGCCGAATTGATGGCATCTGACAGCATCCTTACTCAAACTGATATTATTAACGATATGCGTAATAATGGTGTTGTTCGTGAAAAGTTCTCTACCGGTTTAAGGGGATTAGATGCTCTGATGGGTGGCGGGATGTTTAGAGGAAAGGTTTACGGATTCTCCGGTAAGGCAAAGGCTGGAAAGACGCTGTTGGCCTCGACTATTAGCTACAACCTAGGGGAAAACGGCTGTAAGCACCTTTATGTTGCTATGGAAATGGGTGCAAACGAGATTGCGCAGCGTAAATTTGCTCGAAAAGGCGGGTTTAATAGTCTTGAGTTTATTCAGGGCAAGAGAACATGGGAAGGAATTGTACCTAATCCTAATATTCGTTACCTTGATGCTCCTGGAATTACCTTTAACGAATTGAAGTCCAGACTTCTGGAAACAGTAGCGCGTCACCAAATTACGGGGGCTATTATCGACTACTGGCAGTTAGTTCAGGGTCAGGATAGCCGACAGACAGAGGAAAAACACTTGCGAGATGTGGCTCAAGGATTGGCAGACTTCGCAAAGCGGCATGGCATATGGATTTTATTGCTTAGCCAGACGAATGAAGAAGGAAAAACCTTTGCCGGACAGGGATTGATTAAAGCTTGTGACCAGCTTTACATGATTCATGGTACGGATGATACCCGTTGGTTGGAAATGTCTGCAACCAGATATACCGAAAAGATGGATTATGGTTCAGAGCTTGATCCACCGTTATCAATCAATAAACGAGTGGGGCCTTATTTTGACGAAATCTAATTTTTACGAATCCCGAGAATGGCTGGACTTACGGTATAAGGTCCTTAAGCAGTATGGCCGGATATGCCAATTATGCGGAAACCACGGCAAGGGCGTTATCATAGATGTTGATCACATACTGCCGCGCTCTAAGTATCCGGAACTTGAATTGGAGTTTACCAATTGCCAGCCGCTATGCCGACCCTGCAACAAGGGGAAGTCCAATAAAGACGAGACGGATTGGAGACCACCATCCCGAAAACCAACCTTAAATCCTGCCAAGCTGATAGAATTTATCCAATTAACTAATTGATTAACAACCCCTAACAAAGGAACAAGACGATGAATGAAAAGATTGATTACACAGCCGATAAAATGCCAAATCCATCCGTATTCGTTGGTGAAGTTTATATGATGCTTCATTCAATCTTTGATGCTGCTGGTGTTAAAGCTCAGTCTAATGACAAATTCATGGAAGCAGAGAAGGTTTTAAGGGATTACGTTTGGAAAAGATGCAAACGCGCTCTTGAATATAAAGATTAACACTAACAAAGGGACATTAGAGATGACAAAAATAATTTAAAATAACTGAAAATAGTTATTGACATCCTGTCACAATACCCATATACTGATATTCAGAGAGGCAATGATGCCCATCCAACACGGAGAGATAAGATGACAAATTACACAAAAGCAATCG